GGTAGAGCGCAACCTTGCCAAGGTTGAGGTCGCGAGTTCGAGACTCGTTTCCCGCTCCAGATACCTAAAGGGAAGCCCACAACGCTTCCCTTTTTTACGTACAATGTAACGTGTACGATCCCCACGGCGCAATGGCAGAGTGGTTATGCAGCGGATTGCAAATCCGTGTACCCCGGTTCGATTCCGAGTTGCGCCTCCAATATTTACGCGGGTTTTAAGAACTTTCAAAACCTGCCGTGCTTCGCAAAACACCACTTGCTTCGCAAAGACTGAAAATCTGCCCGCCATTTCGTGGGCTTTTTGTTGTTCACTGCGCCTTTGCCAAACCCTAAATTGCTGTATATTTATACAGCATAATGAAAGTATCAATTATACGAACCCATCGTTTTGGCAAATTACTTCACGACCGTGATTGGGAAGCGGCCGTTCCCGGTCCAGTTCATATGTTTTGGATGCCCCACACTGAACTAAAGCGCACAACTGACCGGCTGACTTTGGTGCGTCATGATCAATTTGGAGGAGGCATAGCTTCACCCATCTTAGTCTTAGTTTTAGACAACCAGTAGTTGTTCATTTAGACATGTATGGCTACACTCGCTAACAAACCGTAAAAGAGAGAGGCGAGATGAGTGCTTCACAGGTAGATGTCAATGCTCCTGCTGACGATCAGGCAGACGAGCCACTAGCGGCAGAGAAGAATCCTCGTGCTCTCAAACTAGAGATCGAGCGCGCGAGACTTTTGGAAAGCTTAGAAGCTGGCAATTTCAGCACTTTAATGGCTCGCGTCGCAGGGGTGCTAAATATGTTCCCCGATACTCGTAACAGTGACGTTAAGCTCGCTTTGGAATATTGGGAATTATTTCAACCAGAATTGTTCAACGACCAAGGCATCCTTCCGCGGAATCTTTTTAAACTTGAGCGGATGACTAATATCACGCGAGCTCGAGCGAAGATTCAAAATGATTTTGGTCTTTTCCAAGCTAACGAAGGGATAAAACGAGCCAGAAAGAAAAACGAAGAAACCATGCAAGAAGCAGTGGTCGAAAACTCAACGCCATCACCATCAATCCACATTTTCGCAGACGAGACAGGGAAGCACGGATCTTGGCTAATCGTTGGAGCTGTTTGGGTTCTGAATCCTCGCTCAGTATACGCTGTCACACGCGCGATCGACATATGGAAAGCGACGTCGTTATGGAATAAGCGTGAAATTCACTTCGCAAACTTTGGAGCGCGCGATATCGACCCGTTAAGAGAGTACCTAAATGTAGTTGCCGCAAATAGAGAGTATCTGGGTTTCAAATTCGTAGCAGTAGAGCGATCAGGGTTGCAACGTTCTATAGAGGACGCGTTGATAAAACTGCATGAATTAATGATTGTCGAAGGGCTAAAACACGAGACGGTAACACAACGAGTTGTTCTACCGAGACGCCTTTCGGTAACTGTCGACCAAGAGAACTCGCTCGATAAACTTGCACTTCGTGCGGCGAAAGATCGCGTCAATCTCGCGCTCGACAGACACTTCGCAAACGACGCTATCATAGACAGCTTTTCAGCAGTATCGTCTCGACAATCAACTCTAGTCCAGCTTGCAGATGTAATTTCCGGTGCCGTAAATCGCAGGCTCAATCCCCAAGAAATAAGAGGCGCTAAGGACGAGATGGCAGACCTAGTATTAAATAGTCTTGGCATCCAAATTAGTATGTCGGCTAACTCTGCTTTTGATGCTGCCACGATGATTTACGTGTAGCGCAAATTAATGATTCATTCCGAATCAAGTTAATAACCCACAAGGAACTATCAAATGGAAGTCTGGATCAAATCGCTCGAAGTCGAAATGCAGGTTAAGCAGAAAGGTATTGAGCTGGGGGTACGCAGTGCCAACGGAAAAGAACAATTGGGCGATTGCTACGCGACGATGACGGGCCTCGTTTGGTGTTCTGGTCGCACAAAAAAAGAAAATGGCGTCAAGATCAAATGGTCTGAGTTGATGCAAATATGTGCATCTAAAGAAACCCTAAAGGCCGCAGTCACGGCGGCAAAGGCAGTCGAATAAGAAAGGAAGGTTGCGGCGCAAACATCAGGCCTACACGAATCAGCGCCGCAAACTTTCATATGACGCCTCACACGCCAGCCCCGCTACTTTGAGCCGGTCAGCATATTCAGCGACTTCTCGACCGTTTCGTTCCACCCCTTCAAGCACGTCGATGAGCACACCGATGGTGTCGATACCAGACTGGCTTTTGCCTGGGCTGGCAACGGCGGCATTTTCGGATGCTCGACGTAAGCGGGCAAGTTCTGTGCGCAGCCAGCTAGCACTATCACGAGCGACATCAGCATCAGCCGTAGCCGCGGCAATTTTTTCATCAGCATTTTTAGCCACCTCTTCGATTGCGGCCTGACTGGCCTGCTCAATTTCACGGGCTTTCGCTTGTGCATCAGCGAGCGCCACGGCCTGTTGAGTAGTCATACGGCTAATTTTGGCGTCGTATCGCCAGCCCTGAACTACCCATGCGGCTACCCCCGCCAGAGCGGCCGCAACCACATAACCTTTCCAACCAATTAGCGCTTTGATCATGGGATCCTCACGATGCCGGTGCGATACCCCCGGCCAGAACGCCATGAAATAATCTGCCTGCGCATACGTGGATCGATACCCAAATGCACCCAGGTAGACCGCGCCTGCTCAAAGATCAATTGATCTATCTGGATATCGCTCTCGGCAATTGCTTGCGCAACTTGCATATCAGACCCAAACTCCGGCGCATGAAAGTCGGCAGCCAGCCCATCGCAATGGCTTGAAGTGGCAGAACCATCAACCGCATCGTTTAGCGCCGGTGACCGGTACCCAGACGTAATGATGATCGGGGCCCCGAGTATCGCCCTCACCTCTTCTAATACGCTGGCCAGCCTTTTAAGATTTTCCAGATGGGCGTCGGTTGGCGTGTTGTCGATACCGAGCCGCGACGCGGTTGCACTTCGGGTGAACTCCACAAGGTGAAAATGGGGGCTCAATTTCATTTTCGATACCTCCACAACCAAGTTTTAATCATCGTGCCGGCGGCAAATACCGCCATGCCCAGCGCACCCAAAGCCATGCTCGGGTGCACATCCCCTTCCTGAATGATCAGTGCAGCCCGCCACATGGCCCAAAAGGCGATTAAGGCCATTCCAATTCGCTGCAGCAAAGTGCCCGAATAACATTGACTAAATGCGCCAGCTACGCAAGCCAGGCTGACAAAACACAACAACGCAATGACAAGCTCTTCCATGGTTCACTCCCGTGGTAACCCGAGTCGGGCCCGAATAAACTCGCGCACAATCGATGACAAGCCGAGATCTGCCCAGATTCGAAATACAGAGTCGACAATTGCCATCCCGAAAAGCCCAACCATCAAGCCAAGAAAGCCCTCGCTGATCCCAGTCTGTTGATAAATCCAGGGCGTGGCATACCAGGCCATGACGCCACCAAACGCAAACAACGCGAGCTTTCGTTTCCACGACCCCTGTATCCACAGCATCGCGCCCATACTCCCCAACAAGCCAGGCAGTATTTTTTCTAAGTGGCTAAACCAATCAGTTGGCATCTCTTCCCCTTTTGGTTGGACATAAAAAAAGCCCCATCGCTGGGGTGTTGTGTTAGAAAGTCGAGCATTTGTCATGAAACTGAATGCACGACATAGACGAATCTGCCCGACTCTCGATCAGGCACTGACCAGGTACATGGCCGATGTTTCGGCATACAAGAAAAGCAACTATCAAGAAAAGTCGTTGGCCAAGACTTGGCGCGCGACAAACTTGATCACCCGGCCACTTAACCGAATCACACCAACCGACCTCATGCGGCTACGCGATCAGTGGCACCAAGAACACTTGCCCTCCACCGTTACGCGTCGACTTGCCCTGCTCTCCCACCTTTACACAGTGGCCCGTAAGGACTGGCAAATGCACTGGCTAGCCAACCCGGTGCAGTTGGTCAGACGCCCCGCCATCGATGACGCCCGGGATCGGAGACTGTTCGAACGAATCCGGCTGAACGGCGTCCCCGAAGACGAATGCCCGAAAACTGAGCTCGAGTGGCTATGCCGGGCAACCAGCTCGCCCGACCTTCCGTTAATCATGCTGATAGCGGTCGAAACCGGGATGCGCCGATCTGAAATAACCCTGGTCAAACGCGAGCAAATCGACCTTGCCCATGGCGTCATCACACTGACTGACACCAAAAATGGCGACACGCGCTATGTGCCGCTCTCTCCTTTTGCTAAGGACGGCCTGCGTAAGCACGTGGTCGGCAAGCCAATGCGCGGCCGCATTTTCGACATCAGTCCCGAAGCGGTTACCCGGGCGTTCATCCGGGCGCGAACCAAGGCAAGAAAAATGTACGAAGCACTATGCAAAAAGTATGGACGCCGCCCGCATCCGGCCTACTTTCGAGACCTTCGGTTTCACGATCTGCGGCATGAGTCCACTAGCCGGCTGGCCACTGTGTTCCAGGCGCACGAGTTGGCCAAGGTCACCGGACACCGAACAACCAGAATGTTGCTTCGTTACTATCATCCGCATGGCCGCGATCTGGCCAGGAAGCTAGTGCGCAGCAACCTGGGCAGAAAGCAACTCGAACAACTTAGAGACGCTTAGGGAGCCACCCATACAATGGCATCGACAGCCGCCTTATCAGTGGCGTCCAGTACCTGATCCTTCAAGGTGCGAGCCTGGAACACCAGCGACGATTCGTGTTGCGCAGCGGCAGTGCCCAACGCGCCGACGGCGGCGGCATCCAGGGTGATGATGTTGTTGTCTTTGGTGATGTACGGCGTGCTGAAGTTCGGATCCATCAGCGCCAGGGTGGCGATTGCGTTAATACGCTGGATCGACTTAGCGTCGCTGTCGAACGTGTTGCCGTTGTGGGTGAACCCGGCAACCAGTGCCTGGTCACGATCCTGATCAATTTCGCGCAGCTTATCGATCTTAGCGTCCTCGAGCTCGGCGGCGACGTCCAGTACCCAGGCACCGTCAACCCAGTTGTGGTGCTTACTGGGGCGTTCCTGCAGGGTGAGCCAGGCCGGTACCGGGCCAATTCCATCATAGGACTGACCCTCTATCTCTTGCTCTAGCTCGTACTTGCTGCCGTCGTCGGTCTGGTACAGATCCGCTTTTCGGTGGTCGTCTTTGATCACCCACTGGCCGGTTCCCTCTTCGCCCCAATTCTTGTCGATGACGGGGTTGAGAGTCGTTTCCCACTGGGCCAGCTTGCCGGGGGGCACCGGAGGCACTGCGACTGACACCGCCAGGTAAGGCTTGGAGGCAAACTGCTGGCTGTACAGGTACACACCCTTGTGGTCAGTCTGTTGATATATTTTGAGCATAAACACTCCTAGCCCCGTTCGGGGCAGATCAATTATTTAGGGAAAGTCGACTGGCTACCAGACGACGTTATGGGTTTGTTTCACTGCAAATGCGAGGTTGTTGGGCACAAAGCAACTAGATGCTTATAAAGAACATGCTCATGTACTCAATCCCAACACGGCGCTGAATACTGCGGGTAACGGTAATTATTGGTCGGGAGGCGTTAATGGTGGATCGTATTCCGGCCCCACCTCAAATAGTGGTGGCTCAGAAACCCGATCTCTGAATACCGCTTTTGCACCTTTCATAAACTTATGAACGGCGCGAACGCCGTATTTAGAGGCCGGGTTTCCGCTCCGCCAGCCAAAGATGTGATGCCCGATGCTCCCACGAAATTGCTTCCTCCACTACCGCCAGCCGCTACGCTTGGAGTTCCTGTGTGAAAGTGCGATTTAAATTCATCCGACTGACCACTACCCAAAGCTCGCGCATTTGCAGTTAGAGGCACAGACGTGGATGGAAGGCAGCATTGGTCGATCGCGTTTCCATTCCTGTGCGGGGGGCGCCATGGGTGCCATCGTTGATCGCAGTCATCTTGCTGGCTGAGCCTTGAGCGGTGCTTTGGGCCTGAGCAAAACCCACTGGCCCGGACAAGGGAACATCGATTGAGGAGTAGACGCCATAGTAGTTTTGGCCGGCTAACACTGCTCCGAGCTGCCAGCCTTGGAAGGCGTCTGCCTGCTTCGACCCCAGCGCCCTCGCATTTGCAGTGTCAGCGTCAGTACCTGTAAACCGCAGGAACATATCCCGCATATCCGGCGCCTTCCACTCACCGCCGCCCATATCCGCGATCTTGTACTCTCCGGCCACCCAACTACCCAGGGCAACGGTTAGGCCCGACTCGCGAAAACGTGCGATTACGCCACCGTGATCCGTCTCGTTCAAAGTATTGCCAATTGCCTCTACTTGCCATGGCAATGGCGTTGGCGTCCAGCCAAACTCCAGCTTGCCGGAAAACGGTGACCGATACCCCGTGTAAAATGCCGTGGATACCCAGTGCATCAACGTCATCTGATCTTCAACATAGATAACAGGACCTACATTAGTAACAGGCCGAGTTGCTACTTTCGGTATCGAATCCGACCGCGTCGCAAAAACTTCAAGCAATGCCTGCAGGATCTGCGTATTGTCTTCCTCATCAGGCTCTAAACCAGCATGATCAAATAACGTAATCAGCTCCGTCATTAAAGCATTGCCCCAAGATGCAGGAATAATTGATCCGGTCCGGCCGGTAATGGGGTCTTCGTCAACAAACTGCCCGTTCACTAGGCCTACACTTGGGTCGCTTTTTGGGTAATCCATATTTACCTCAGTCGTAATCGAAAAATACTATCGTGTGCGCCGGGGCGTATCGCCTTACGATGCACTCCACAAAATCGTTTCGGTTGGCGCCAAAGCGATCGCCGAACCGAGCCATACCGAATCGCGTACCGCCTGGCAGGCGAGCACCTAAATGCAAAATCCACAAAAATTGCGCGTCCCAACTACCAAATCGTGATCGCCCAAAGCGCGCAGCACCGAAACGTGGTGCCCGCATTTCCTCAATCCACGCATCCGGATAACCCAAACAGTGTGCAATTTCCTCGAAATATGCGCGGTCCTGTCGCCCTACTTCCGCAAAGCGGCGCACTACTTCATTTACGCGCTCGCCAGATGATGAGAGTGGACCCAGACACTCATCGGGCAGACCCATCACGCGCTCCCAATCCGAGAGCAATTCGCGAATGGTGCCGGGGAACATTTCCGATAACAGATCAGCTGCGCGCGCATCGACGCGTGCCATCTCAGCAGCGGCGGCTTGCGCAACCATTTCAGGTAGCGGGTAAAGCTCTGGATCCCAGGCGGGCCCGGGCGGCATCAATTGCCGCAGCTGGGAAAGGTAATCGGCTTCAGACCTCACAGCCATGTAATGTCTCCCAACACGGGAAGCTCATGCGGCTGCGGCACCACATCGACAGAGGGTTGCGAAAGCGTGTGATCCAACTCGCCCGGAACATTGCTGATAGCCGCGGTCATGTGCGACCAGTACAGCCTTCCGCCCAGGTCGGCCTCAGATAAAAACAATTCCCGCAAGGCCTGCACCACTTTTCCTCGCACCGCCTCAGTGTCCGGATCCAATCGCACCTGGTAATCAATGGGTAAAAGGGTTGGGGCCAGAATCTGTACCTCGGCAGTAACCGGGCGCTTAGATTCAATGTGATCCAGCACGGCCGCCAACTCGGGCGCATCAGGCACGATGTTTTGATCGTTGTCGCGCACCACAAAGACACCAACCGTTCCGGGACCGAACCATGCTCTGCGTGCCCAGGCCCGTGTCACGCCTGGCACCTCCAATGCCCAAGTAACGTAATCCTCCAGGTCACCGCCGTGAGGCTGTATCCGGAATGCCCTTACAACACGTTGCCGCCAATTCTCTAAAGGCTCTTGATCAGTTCCACCAACAAGACCACCAGCGGCCACCGTGGCGCGATCGGTCACACCAGCGACCGGGGAAATGGCCGTCACCTGCACGCTTTCAGATAAGTTTCCAGCTTGTCCAACCAACAATGCCTGAACGGGGACTGAAGCCTGACCAGAGGCAATAACGGTATCTTGTGTCACGACAACCTGCAGACCACCTCGGGTTTGCCAGATCATGTTTTCGGGCACCATGACATCGTCGGCGCCGACGACATCAATTGCGCCTGTAGAAGCCGTCGCGGGTGTACGCAGAACACCTTTCAGATTCGCCCACCTGGCCAGCATGTCTTCATCGCAGGTGTCGGGCAAAATCTGCCGGGCCTGCCACGCCAATAGGCCATACAAACCGAACACGCCACCAGACATCACCCGGGCCAGCACGGCGCTGTCCGAACGTCGCAGCACACCATCAATACCTGCGCGCGCCAAATCTTCATTTGCACGCTGCACAAGCGCTGGTAAGGTTGGAACTTCAAACGGCATTGATCACCCCTAATACATCGTCAAACCGCAATTCACGCTGGCCCTCATCTAGTGTCAGCGTCACGTATAAATCCAACCTGGTCGGATTTGGCCGGACCAGATCCACCTGCACAGCACTCACAACCTCATCCTCCAGCATCCAAGCCAACGCCTCACGGGCATATCGCTCTGCGTTTTGAATAGTTTCTGCGGTTAACGAGCGCCGGCGCAGCAACCACAACCGGGACCCAATCCGATCACGAGCAACATCGGGGTACGCATCACCCCAATAGCCATAACG